ACCGGCCTCAAGGTTCTATTGAGATTGAGTGATAGTGGTGTTGCCCATTCGCACCAAAGTTGTGGCGAATGACCAATTGCCCACTGCCGTGGTGGCGTTGGTGTAGACCAATGCTCCTTTGGCAGAACCAATGACTGCATCATCGTAGGAGCAATACACTCCGAAGACGTTGTTTTGTAAATTGAGATAAAATACGGTACCATTACTTATGCTAATTGCTTGCGTTGAGACGAGGGTTAGTGTGGTACTGGCAGCTTGGGATTGGGACACCTTGAATCCACTTGCAAATGAACAACCGGCTGGGGCTGTGGATGCGTCAAGTCGCATCACGGCACGAAACACGGCTCCGTCGGCAATGCCGGCAGTACCAGAAATCGTACTCGTGAGTCTGACAGCATCATTTGCTGGGCTAATTGCCGAGTCGTCAACAAAGTTGAGAGGAACCGTCAAGCCATAGGGGATTGGAATCAGTAGTGGATGGAGTGTGTAGATTGGATTCTTAAATTCGATCGTGTAATGCAATAACAAAATGCCTGCAGTAAATGTGGCCGCCGATGTGGCGTACACTTGTATTTCTGCAGCAATGGAATCATCGAGGTCACCGTCCATTAGGGGGTTGGTCAAGGACCACTCCGCGTTACATGGAATGTCAATCATTTCTTCGCGCCAAATAGGTGTTGCGACAGCATTACCTTGTGAAAGTGCGCGACTCAAGAAGGATGAGGAACCCCCATCAAGAAAAGGGGTTTTGATTGATTGTGACACTAGCATGATTACCTGGCCTTGGGAACTTGTCGGGGCTTGAGGAATGTATTCCAGTACGGCCTTGACGAAACGAAAGCGTTCGTACGTCCGTGACAAGGATCCTAGCATGGCATTTTGAAAATATGCTGGGTTGATGGGAACAGTCGCCGCAGGGACGTAGTTCGACGAATTGACCACCGAGACAGATCCCGCAAAGTCTGATCCGCTAGCAACAGCAGATTGTCCTTTACGAGAAATAGTGGTTGGTGCAAGTTTGAGCGAAAACCCATAACTAGCCGGAACGGTGTGCAAAGCTGCACCGCGGGCTTGGGCTCCTCGGAGGTTTGATGTTTTCTTCATTTTTTGGTTTGTTGACGCATGCTCATCAACAACCTTATTATTTATTCCGAAGATTCTTCTTGCGAGGTACTGGGCACCAACCGCGAGTGCAGCCGGCGTCTCCTTTGTGCCTTTAAGAAAATTTTGCCTAAAAAACTTGTAGTCCGCTTCGATGAGGTCACCGTCCGACGCGTAGACGCCGTCGTGATCTTTGCAAGAGTGGTCAAATTTATCAACAGCAGGGACAGAGTCATCAATAACAGAAGGTTGATGCTTGCCTGCTGACCAATAAGATCCGCAATAGTTTCCATGATATCTCATGTTGTTTGTGAACCGAGGCTCCCACCATTTGGTGGGGCCAGTTTTACTTCATGGTCGGAAGGTACAGTTTTATGTCTTGCCGGACAAATGTTTACTAGGCATCGATCGCGCGGAGGTCAGCCAACAAGGGCCAATCAACCATTTGATCGAGGGATGTGTCAACCAACAGTTCCTTCAAACTGGACACTGTTGAGTTGAGATCGAGATCGTAGCGTTCTGCAAAGAATGCTCCAAGATGTTCTGAGGGGGTGGCGTCATTAGCGCCTAAGCTTATTTTGTATTGTGCCTCTCTGTCCGTGTAATGCTTCTCCGTCACATTAGAAAGCTTGGTCAACATGGAATCTACATATGTTGACAATACAGGGACATGGCTACATGAATTTTTGTAACCAATGAACATTCCTTTCACCTCACCTGGTGTAAGGTCTCGGATTGAATACCCCATTTTAGGTAACAATCTCCCGGGTTTTGGGCCTAAGACATATGTCTCTGTGCCATTTACTTTAGCCGGCCAAAATACGGCCGAGCAAAATTCAGTTTTTGCAACACTCCAGCGAAGATTGACTTTAGCTATAAAGCCAAATTTCGCAAACCCCTCAACGATATCTTTCTTGATTTGTTTTTCGTTGAATGTCGCGTCAATGTAGACGCTTGGAATGATTGATGTGTTATCGTCCCC